CACACATCATGGCTAACTCCATCTCTGCCGCCCCGTCAGTACTGTCGGCTGGCGTCCTCTCCTCCCTCCAGAACAAGCTCCCGGTCCTCTCCGGCATCTCGTCTGTCTTCTCCGCCCGTCCCGGCTCCACCGGCATGGCGATCCAGGTTCCCCTCATCGGCACCTCGACCGCTACCGCCTTCGGCTCTGGCGGCTACCTCACCTCCGATGACGCGACTGTCACGTCGGCGACTGTCACCCTGACCCAGTTCAAGATTTCCAGCCGCTTCACCCCTTCGAACCTGAAGGACTACGGCGCAGACTTCTTCGTCAACAACTTCGTTCAGACCGCCTCTATCGGTCTCGCCCAGAAGGTCATGGACGTCATCAACGCTCAGGTCACTGTCGCTAATTACGCTTCCGGCGCCGTTACTGGTGCTGACCTCTCCTACGACGAACTCGTGGGTGTGCAGAAGATTCTCGACGACGCCAAGGCCCCGAGCCCTCGCTTCGCCGTGCTCAACAGCGCTTACATTGCTGGTCTCCGTAAGGACACCACGATCGTCGGCAACAACGTCCTCGGCGCGAACATCATCCGCGACGGCGACCTCGGCATCATCGCCGGCGCCCGCATCTACCAGTTCGCCAATCTCGCCGGCAACGGCGAAGGCCTTGCTGGCTTCGTCGCTGGCCCTGACGCTATCGCCTTCGCCTCCGCTCTGCCTGACTCTGAAGGCATCCCCGGTTTCGAAGTCTCGAACGCTGTCGACGCCACCACGGGTCTCGGTGTCCAGGTGCTCGTCGGCATGGAGCAGTCTGGCTTCCTGAACGTCACGGCCACTCTGATGTTCGGTGCTGCTGTCGGTCGCTCGACCTCGCTCTACCGCGTTTGTTCCGCCTAATAGCGGCCAAGGCAACGAACTTAAAGGGCTCCGAAAGGGGCCCTTTTTTTGTGCCTAGTTCCCAAAGGCGGCAATGATAGGATGAGCCTCTACGCTGACTTTCTCGCTGACGCTAAAGAGATGATCGCGGACTTCGGCGTGGCCGGAACCGCTAACTCTGGGGCCATCACCTTTCAGTGCCTAATCTCCGACCCCGCCGTGATGACCGTCCTCGAAGCAGGTGGGTATATGGAGCGGACCCAGTACTCGGTCAGGATGCCCGCTGTAACGGCCTCCTGGACCCTCCCAGACGGGTCTAATGGGTCATCGGCGGCCCTACTGTCGGCAGGCGTCCCCATCGCCAGCCTAGGCCAAGGCAAGAAAATCGTCGCCGGCGGGAAGACCGTCCGCATCACGACCCAGACCTACAAGCCCGGGTCGGCATGGATCACGCTCGTCGTCATCGACGATAACCAGTAAAGCCGTGGTGACGGTCAGCATCAGTCCGAAGTCTCAGGCTGAGTTCATGGCTGGCCTGCGTCAGTTCGCGGCCAACACCGGGCAGACCATGCGGGACGCGGCGCTTGAACAAGCCGCCCTTGCCTGCCAAGACGCGGCAACCTTTACCCCTCCTATGCCGAAGGGCGGAGGCCGTGGACTATCGAAGGCCGCCCAGACCGCTGGCGACGAAGCCGTGGCCGGAGACATCAAGAAGCTCTACGTCGCCGCAAACGACCGTAACGCCAACTCAGCTGCGGGCCTCCTCGGCAATCAGCTGGCCTACGCCACCAAGTCCAACGACCTCGGCCTGTTTAACAAGATTATCGGCAAGGGTACGCTTCAGGCGCTGAAGGGTCTGCCGCCAATCTTGCGGAAGATTGCCAATGACCAGGACTACACTCGGGCGTTCGCCAAGGCTAAGAACTACTTTAACACGACCAACCCCATCCAGACCGAATACGGTCAGGGCTTCGTCACCGATCTGCGTCCTCCGCATAACCGCATTAAGGCCAAGTACGGTGGACGCATCGGCAAGGGCACGCGCCCGGTCACCATCAAGATGCTTGTCGAGACTAAGTCCGAGCTGACCCAATACATTAAGGACCGTCAGCAGATGGTCGGCATGATTAAGTCTGGCTGGGCCTCGGCGTTGCGCTCCCTGCCTAAGCCAATGATTAACGGCATACCCAAAGACTTCGGGGTCGACCTGCTCAAGGTGGCATGGATTAACCGGCACACGCAGGTACGCGGAAGCAACAGCCTCCTCGCCAATGAGAAGGTCGTCGAGCTGAGCGTGACCAACAGCCAGGGCAACGTGAACAACATCGGCGTCGACGCTTCCGTGTTGCCCCTGGTCTACGCTAACCGCATCAAGCAGATGAAGGCCCGCTTTGAGAAACACATGAACACCACTATCCAGCGCGCTAATCGCCGCTAAACTTTATGGGCACTAAATCTATCCGTCACATTGTCGAGGCCACCGTCGCGACCTACCTCTCCACCCAGACCGGGCTGACCACCGTCACGTTCCTGACGGGCGACAGCGCCGCGACCCAGACCCTGCCGAAGGCCGTGGTCCTCTGCGAAGCCGCTCGGGCACCATCCGACCTGCCAGAAGGCGAAGGCAACTTCAGCTGCTCGGTCCGCATTACCCTCTTCTCGAACGCCGACGACACGACTCTCGCCGATCACCGCCTACGCTGTGCCGCCCTGTCCGGCAATATGCGTGACCTGACCTCCATCAAGGCGGCCTTCACGGCCACTGGCGACGCGTCCTGCTATGACGTTACCATGCAGTCCGAAGACGAGGGCATCGACGAGCGCTCCTGGGCGACCTCGTTCACCTTCGACATCCTGACCGTCTTCCCCGCGTAAGGTTACCAAACCAAGCAACTGTAACCATGTGCGCCGCTGTAAATACCGGAACTGTTTGCCTCTACGGAATCGGAGCCGGCCAAGAGGCCTCGCTTTTCGTGCAAAGTTACTCCGTCTCTTCTGGCTTTAACAACACCGGCACGGTGGTCGATGAGACTGGCCGCACCATTACGGCTCGTTATGACGACCGCCGCTCCGAGATTACAATCGAGGGCGTGGCAAGCGCTTCGTCGATTCCTGCCCTAGGCGCCACCCTTTCTTTTACGGCCAAGACCGCTTCGGCTTATCCCGGCGGTTCTGCTTCGGTCAGCTTCTCGGGAGTCATCACAAAAGTGGACGACCGTGGCAGTTCAAAAGGTTTCGTTACAGTCTCACTGACTGCCGAGTCCTTTGAAGAGATTACCTACTGATTGACTTCCCTGTTGGGAGGTTAATCTGAAGGGGTGGACCGCCGCTTCCTAGATAGTCAAATCGACCCGGCGCCTCTTCCGAGGTTTCTGGGTCGAACGCTTTACCCATGGTGCCTCAAGTACCGGGTACGCCTGATGGCCTTCGACTCCCCGCTGGTGACCGGCTCTCGCGGCGTGACTCCTGCGGACCTTATCTTCGCCTGCCAAGTGTGCGCCGAGGAGCCCCTGGGCGGACTCAGCTGGGTCGACAAGCTGCGGATCGGGCGGATGAACGACAACCCCGCTAAGTTTGAATTGATGCTCAAGGCCTTTGCCGACTACATCCTGGTAGACCACTGGCCCAAGTTCTGGGACCAGACCGATAAGAAGACCGGCGGGAGCAGTAAAGCACCGTGGCCCCTAATGGTCGTCGCGAACCTAGTGGCAAATAATATCGAAGAGAAGAGGGCATGGGAGATGCCGGAGTGTCAGGCCATCTGGCTGAATGCCGCCTTCGCCATGCGCAAGGGCGTCGACGTGGCGATCATGTCGCCAGAGGAGGAAGCCTTTATCGCACAAGAGGAGTCCAAGGCTAAGACCGCCACTGCTTCCAATCCTGCAAAGGAAAGCACTCCCTGACATGGCCCAAGACCTGACAGTAAATATCAAGACCACCTCGGACGTCCCCCAGGCTATGGGCAAGGCTTCGTCGGCCGCCTCTGGTTTTGACAAGCAACTAGGCGATATCGGCAAGAAGTTCGGCAGCTCATTCAAAGACATTTTCCTCGGCTTCACCGCCCCGATGGTCATCCTTCAGTCTCTGATTGGCGCCATCTCCAGCGCCATTGAAAAAGCCAAGCAGGACGCAAAGGAAGGCATGGACCTAATATCGAAAGGTGAAACGGTTTTTGCCACAAGTGACGAGGCAAAGATGGCTCGATTCCTTAAGTTAAAAGCCGCCACCGAGAAGGAAGCCGAGCAGGTGGCGGCAGGCCGACAAAAGATGACGGAGACTTTCCTGACCGAGACCGACACGGGTAAGAAAATCCTACAGGCTGAACGTGAGAAGCAAGGCCCGGACGCCTATGTAAACCCCAAGATTCTATCGATGGTTAAAGACTATCAAGACATGGCTCTTGAGGCGTTTCTGAAATCAGATGAAGGCAAGAAATACGCTCCTATTTTCGAGGCTGAACAAAATCAACTTAAGGCCGGCTCATTCAAGGGCCCCGAAGGTTTCGGCACGGTCGTCGGCGTAGGCGCTAACCCGGTCATGGAGAAGATGACCCGCCAGAACGAGATCATGGAAGAAATCAAAATCATCCTCCAGGAGC